GGGACGATGACGGGGAATGGGTTTATGAAGGTGACACCATCACTTTCAGCTTCGGGATTCCGCCGCTCAGGGTCACAGCCCAAATCACGAACAGATATGGAACACTGTGGGTTTTGCCTAACAATCGACGTATTGCAGAGTGTTGTTTACGCTCACTCAGGCTCTACGTTGGAGCTTGGTGGAAGGAGAACGCATGAGCGGCAACAAACCATTCCAGCGACCACACCACCCAAAACGGGGCAGGCGTTATATCGACGCGGTGGACCGTTATCTTAACAAGCTGTTCGGAGAACCTCTCGGTCATTGGGTGCCTTTAGGCAGAATCACGCCCTATGCCGAGGATATGGTTCAACGGGCCAACTCTAATCACATGACTATTTGTTTGCTTGACATACTATGAAAACCAAACACTGCTGCGGATGTAGCAGATCAATTATGCGACAGCATAAGAAATATGAACAATGAAATGCGAGAATTACACTTATTTGCAGGAGCAGGTGGAGGAATACTCGGAGGAATGCTCCTCGGGCACACCACAGTTGCAGCAGTCGAAATTGAAACATACTGCCAAGACGTGTTGCGAGCACGGCAGCGAGACGGAATTTTGCCAGAGTTCCCAATCTTTGGAGACATCAGGGAATTCGATGGGCGACCATGGCGAGGCGCAGTTGACGTTCTTTGTGGCGGATTCCCATGCCAAGACATCTCTGCGGCGGGTAAAGGGGCAGGAATTACCGGAGAGCGTTCGGGCTTGTGGAAAGAGTATGCGCGACTCATTGGAGAAATTCGGCCTCAATTTGTCTTTGCCGAAAACTCACCATTGCTTCGCACTCGGGGCCTTGGAGTTGTCCTCCAAGACTTGGCCGAAATGGGGTATGCTGCAAGATGGGGAGTGCTCGGAGCTTGGCACGTTGGTGCGCCACACAAACGCGACAGAATGTGGGTCTTGGCCCACACCTCGAGCAAAGGAAAGCGGAGATTACCAATACGACCGAGGCGACAACTCAAAGAAGCGTCCAACCTTAACGGGTGCGGTCAAGGCTTGGCCCACACCGTGCACCCGAGATTACAAGGGTGTTCGAGGGATGGCGGCACAACAGCGGAAGGGGAACCCGTTGGACACCCTGCCCAATGCGGTAGCCTATGGTGGCACACAGACCCCGCAGAAGTGGATGACACCAACTCGATCGGAGTGGAAGGGTCGAGGGCCGAACAGCAAACAGCAGGGGTTAACGAATCAAGTTCCATGCACGGGAGCACAATTGAACCCTTCGTGGGTAGAGTGGATCATGGGGTGGCCCATCGGGTGGACCGACTTAAGGCCATTGGAAACGGACAAGTTCCGCAGTGTGCAGCAATGGCATTCAGAATTCTATCAGAAGGATTGATTTGAACAACAACAGCTATGCGATAGCATGAAACAACAAAAACTATTCGATAACATGAAAGACGACAAAACAACACCAAAATCACTACTCGAGATCGGGGACACCTACGTCCAAGCGACATGGCACCACCCTGATGCAAACACTGAGATCATCGCCATCTTCAGATACAAAGGAGATGGACAATGGGTCATGGATCAACCACTGCGGGGCCCATGGACCGTGTCCAAAGATGGCGAGGTTTACAACGACTACCGCATAGCCCCCGATGCCTTCAATAGCGTGTCGGTTCACGCCATGTCTCTATTCGCTCGTTTGCAGGAAGAAGGGGTGCAGGGAGCAAAGAATGCGTGGTCAGAAGCAGGCGGAACAGTCTACGACCTATGAAGCACACTATTACATTCAAACTCCCTGAAGAGCTGGAGGAACTGGAGATCCACATGAAAGCTGTGGACAATGCCAACACTCTTCACGAATTAGACGAGACCATGCGTGGCTGGCTGAAACACGGTTTCCCTAAATGCTGCACACTAGAAGCAATCGCTCAGTATGTCAGGGACATGATCAACGAATGAAAACCTTGATCTCAATTATGGCTGTGATGATCGCCTCGGTTGCTTCTGCGAGCGACATCGTCTCAATGACGATCCTTGCAGAGGCCCGTGGCGAGGGGCCAGACGGAATGGCAGCAGTGGCTGCCTGCATACAGCAACGATCCCTGAACAGATCCCTGACACCGGAGGAGGTCTGCCTCGAGAAGAAGCAGTTCTCCTGCTGGAACGGCAAGCGTCCAGCGGATCTCGAGCACCTGCTCAAGCTACCTCAAGCGAAAACCGCCAATTGGCTATCCAAAAACCTGCACAAACTCAACCGAGCCAAAATCGGCTACGCTGATCACTATCACGCCGACTACGTTAAGCCGTATTGGGCTAAAGGCAGGACATCGACAATAAAAATAGGCAAACACATTTTCTACAAATTAAAATGAAAACCATCGAAGCACACTGGGACCCTGAAGAGATGATGTCGCCTGACGCAGATCCGCAGGAGGAATATGACACTTACAGGGATTTCGTTAAAAGACACCCTACATTTACAGGCTTAACTGGCGAGGAATTCACTCTCGAAGACTTCAAGCGATACATAAATGGAATCGAACCACTTTGATCTTAAAGCAGTGTTCTGCGCTGTAGATGAAGATCGGGACACCGTTATCCTGACCATCAATGGCGAGGAAGTTTCGACTAGGGAGGCTGTTGTCACTTTATGCGACAATTACGGCATGACGACACGGGATCTGGCTACACTCATGGCCGTTCCAGTCAGAACAGTCGAGGGATGGAGAACAGGAAGACCCAGCTCCATCCTGAACCGAATGAGGCTGGGTCGAGCTGCTGAGAAACTGTCAGAGGCTAATCCTCCTCATGGCTTCCCTTGAGAGCATCGGCATACAGGTTCTGCAGAGCAAAATACAGATCCTGTATTGCCGAAAGCCTGCCTGCAAAATAGTGGCGATCCTCTGAAGACAGGCCGTGCCCAGACACATTGCTGGACTCGGCTTTGATCAATTCGTTCAACACCACATCCAACGCCTTTCTCACCGGGTGTTCTTCCTGTAGCGAGAACGCTTCCAGAAGCCACGGTTCGTGTCCTGTGAACCTGTATTCGTTATGCATTTGGGTTAACTCCTATTTTTCCGATCTGCGCGTTCTGTTGTTGAGTCAAACTCATCTGCAGGTTCTGCGCGAATGACTGAACCAACTGCGAGAACTGCTCGTCGGATTCCATTTGCTGCTGGTATTTAGGGTTGTTCTGTATGATCTGCTGCAGAAACTGCATCTTGATCCCAGCAGACGGATCGTTCTCAACGTATCGTGGCTGGTTGCCAAGGGCCATCAGCGCAACCTGATTGTTCATGTCGTCGTACATTTTCTGACTGGCCTCTGCCTGCTCGATAACGAGTTCATCGGCCAGTGTGGGATCGATCACCTGCAATTTCTTTCTGATCAGCTTTGTTCTGTCCACGATCCCCATGGTGTCTTCTGGCAGCACAAACTGAGAGATTGCCTGAAGTTTTTTCTCCACGAATTCGTTATCAAGTTCTCGCACGTCAAAATGCAGTGTGAAGTTGAATTTGCGTGGGTCTCTGGGAAGGGCCATGTTGGTCCCCGTCACTGTGGCAAACCGCTCGTCGGTGTCGAAGACCTGAGTCAGATCCCAGACTCGACCAATGACAGATGTCATGTGCCTGAGCCACCTGTGGACATATGCCTGCTGCCTGAGCTGAGTCTCTACTGCTGGAACAGCAGCGTTCGGCCTTCCGAAGTATCTGTCAGTCCGCTGCTGGATGTGATCCATCAGCGCGAACGCTAAGTCAGCCCCTCTTCGGGGAGACTCCATCCACGTGATGTCACCCGGACGCTGTTCAGAGACCTGAACACCCGGGCCAACCTTGATTCTCTGTCCGTATCGAAGCGGGACCTTTAATGGTGGCAGTGTCTCAAAACTTGACCTGTCAAAGACCATGTCTGCTTGAGCCTTGTATTCGGCCTGCCACGTTTTGACGATTTCTGCGACACCACGTGACTCGATAGGGCTGCGTCTCGTTTTTTCCCGTGTGAATGACTCGAATGGATAGGTATCTCCTGCCTCTGTGACCAGCTTATGCTCAGCGTAGACCTCGTTTCCTTTCGCATCCTTCTCCATGTATGGCGAAAATACGGTCATATAAATGCCCGGGGTCCCCGTGTCTGTCACTCTGCGACTGTAAGCATGGATGACCTCGATCAGGTTTGCCTTCTCGTCCATTCGCTCAGTAGAGCCCAGCACAGGGCTCAGGCCCTGATCCCACACTTGTGAGCTCCTGCCTGCTGTCCGCTTAACCTCGTCCACCCATTCCCTGCTCCACTCACCACTGGCCGCCTTTTCTTCGAGCTCAGCCACTGTGTAGTATTCCCTGCGGAAGATTGCTCGAGCTCTCTGGAGATCATTTGTCTCAGGCGGGAATAGGATTTCGTGGTATGGTCGAAGAGCAACAATCCGAGGCTGGTTACGAGCCATCTCTGGGAGCTCGAACGTGGTCTCTCCGTCACGCACGATGTCGCGGATGTGTTTGAGTGCTTTCGATCTGGTCAGCCCGTCATTGCTGGCAACAAGCAGGTCAGCCAGATACTCCTCTTGATCTTGCAGCACAGCGGTCAGAGCATCGACTTGTTGGGGGGCTTCTACTCCGAGGAAACCGGAGAGGGTTTGGAGGTTTATTGTGCGCGGGGTCTGGGCATAACTACGATCCCAGATAACATGAAGTACGCTCCAACCATACTGTGCGGCATATTCTGCGTGCAGCTCCAGCTCCTCTTCCCAGCCGGGCTGCATTAAAGTGCTCAGCATCCAGCGAAGGTAGAGCCCCACTGCGGATGCCTGTTTGTGATCAGCGGCCTCAACTCCAGCCACGTTAAGTGCGGCTCTGCTGATGGCCGATGTGGAGAGGTTAACAATGAAGCTGCAGACCTCGTCTGCCAGCCTGATCCGGGTGTCACTGGCCCCTTCCCACGGGAATGGCTGCCTGCCCAGATCCTTTGCGTGCTTTTTGCCGTCTCGGCTCTGTCCTGTCCATGTGGCGAATCTGGTCTCATCAGATTCGCGGACACGGTAGGTGATCCGCTCGTCTGAGTACGCTCTGCGGTATTCCGAGCAGAGCTGGTTTATGTTGGGCTCAGTACTAAGCTGCAGCCGATCATCGATAGTGTTCATTTCAATAACTCAAAGTCTCAGTGCTATAATCCATTTTCCTCGGGACGTATATCGGGTCCATTAGGATCAAATACCTCAGGGCGTCTACCGGGTCCTTGCTGGCCCCCTTCTCGCCATCTGAATTTGTCCACGTCCTCAGACTGTATATCAGGTTCTGGCACTCCCGCGACACATAAAGCTTCGGCTCATTCAGGATGCTGATCTCCCTGCTCATGTCATATGCGAACAGGTTATTCACCAGAGCACAGCTCTCATCAATATGAGCCATGGCAGATGGAACAAACAATAACCCATTCTTTGTCACCTCTCCACCAGCTCCCCTGTCAGGGTTGGCCAGCAGGTCAATGAGACTCTGGTTATGCTCCCTCTGTCCAATAACTGCTGTGCGACCTGCTCGCGGGTCAATATACCTCTCGTGTATGCCCCCATCGTTGACCTCAAGCTCTCGGATCAGCTTTTTGTATTGGTCAATGTTCCTCCCACAGTCCGCAGTCTGTGCTGGCCCCTTCTTCCCATCAAGTTTCTCACTCGGGACAGCCCACTCCCCGTAGTTTGCCATGTCGGGCCACTCCCTATAAATAAACACCCGACCGAGATCGTCAACCTTAGCCCACAGCATATACCAGTTTCGATCCCCCGGGGTAGGGTCCACTACCATATAATTGGTCCCATCTTTTGGGATCTGGGAAGGTTCAATAATGTTTCGATCTGTAAACCTCGGAAACTTCCCGACCACAGGGTTGCTGACGTAACCATAGGCCCTGATCTCTCTCTCCTCTCTCGTCCTGCCCTGCAGCGTCTGCTGCATACGATCAAACGGTGAATACGGGTTCCACTCAGAGAAAAACCAAAATATCTGCCCAGTTCCACTTCTGGTCCTCGCCTTATATGGCATGTGCCCTCGAGGAACCCCGGCTATCGGACTGTCATCGTCTCCAATCAGTTTAGCAGGCTTCGTCTCCTCAATAATAGCCCCCTCCATCGCATCCTTGACGGTGCTCGTATACCCGTCGATCGGGGTGAAGGTGACAACCATTTTCCCCTTCCTGCTGATCAGCCTGTATTTGAGGGTCTGTATCCACGCCATAGGAACCAGCTCATCACACCAGATCAAGTCAAGCTCCGTCCCCTCCATCGAGCTGAGTTCCTGACTGTAATTCTTGAACCAACACTGACTACCGTTGGGTGCCACAAAAGTCTTATTAGAGAAACCATTCTTCTGGCTGAAACCAATGTTAACCACTGCCCTCTGGCCAGTTCGCTGCTCCTTCCATGGAAGTGGCAAATAGTCGTAGACATACGGCTGCTGGACCTGCACCGAGCTGTCATGTGTGCTATGGCAGCACCACACAGCACTCCGGTGTTTATTAGCCAGTGTGCGGACAACCCTCGAAGCCATATAGCGCGATTTGCCTCCCCTGTTGCCACCAAATATGTAGACGATGTCTATGTCAGGGTCCTCCAGCGCATCATCAGCATCCTTCCAGTGCCTAAACAGACCTTTGGTATTATGCCAGTCAGAGCCGTAGTTAAAGGGATCCGCCTTCTCCCTGCGGATCAGCTCATCCCTCTGCTTGACATACTGCTCCAGCACACCAGCAGAGTCCATGGCCTGAGCCTCCTCCCGAGTAGGGATCGGGAACACTGGGTGGGGAGTCCATTTCATATCAATACCTGTCAAGCCTCTGGGGCTTGCCTTTGCAATACAACTTCCCGCTGCCCTGCTCCACCCACAC